GTAAAAGAGCGGAAGCAAAAGCGAAGTAGCCATTACAGAAGCTCTTCACTGAGGAGCTTCGATAATGTCAACGTGAGGTAAGTATTATGGCAAAACCGGACTGGGGAGCACTGCAAGACCAGTTCCTCGCCGAGCATGCCAAAACAGGTATTTCCCCCAAAGACTGGTGCCAGGCTCAGGGACTGAATTACTCGACCGCAAAGCGCTACATCAAGATTGCGAATGGTAGTGCGAATTCGCAAAAAAAAATTGCGAATAAAACTGCGAATTCGCAGGCAAAAAAAGGCGATAAGGCCAGAGGTAGCAAGCCATCTGATGGTGATTGCGAATCCTCCAATGCTGCGAATCCTCCAGATACGAAACCCGAACGTGTGCGCAGGAACGTAGTCACCAACCACCCTCCTTTCCAGCCTGGCAACCAGTACGCCCTGAAACACGGCGGCTACGGTCGCAGGATGCTGCTCTCTGACGCAATCACCGAAGACGCGAAGCTGCTCACGCTCGACGATGAGTTGTTCTGGCTGCGCGCGGCGAACCTTACAGCGGCGGAGAACATCGGGCGCTGGCAGGCTGAACTTGAGCTGGCCGATGATGACAAAGCGAAGGATCTGCACTCACTGATTTCCTCTGCTGAAAAAGCCATGCACCGTAACACCGCCCGCATTGAGTCGCTGGAATTCACAAAGGCATCTATAGAGCATCGGCTCGCCTCCACTGACAAAGTGTCTCTGGAAGCGGATCGCCTTCGTCGTGATGCTGGCGTTGATGACGGTAATGGAGATCGTGACCTTAATGACTTCTACTCTGACATCCAAACCGACCCTGAATCCGGCTCTAAGGAACTTCTGGACGACACAGGCTCGAAATAAAGTACTTTTTGGTGGGCGCTCATCGTCAAAGTCATGGGATGCTGCTGGGTTTGCTGTCTTTCTGGCAAATAAATACAACCTGCGTTTCTGTTGCGCGCGTCAAATTCAGAACAAAATCGAAGAGTCGGTTTATACCCTGCTCAAAATACAGATTGAACGGTTTGGGCTGCGGCATCGCTTCCGAATTCTGAATAATAAAATTATCAACCGGGTCACTGGCTCAGAATTCGTGTTTTACGGTTTATGGCGCAATATCGAAGAAATTAAATCCCTGGAAGGTATCAGCGTTTTGTGGCTTGAAGAAGCCCATGCACTAACGGAATACCAGTGGAAGATACTGGAACCAACCATTCGTAAAAGCGGATCTGAATGCTGGTTTATTTTTAACCCTGGTCTGGTGACTGACTTTGTATGGCGTAATTTCGTTGTTGATCCACCAGAAGATACGTTGGTGCGAAAAATAAATTACGACGAAAACCCATTCCTCTCAGACACCATGCTTAAGGTTATCTCGGCTGCAAAGCGTCGTGATCCGGAGGGGTTTGACCACGTTTATATGGGGGTTCCCGAATCTGATGATGACGCGGCAATTATTAAACTTTCGTGGATTGAGGCTGCAATAGATGCCCATAAGGTGCTTGGTTTTGAGCCAAACGGACGAAAGCGAATAGGCTTCGACGTTGCCGATAGCGGTGCGGATAAGTGCTCCAATGTTTATCGTCATGGCTCCGTTGTGTATTGGGCTGATGAATGGAAGGCAAAAGAAGACGAGCTTCTTAAAAGCTGCCAGCGGGCATATCAGGCAGCCACAGAGAGAAGTGCTGATATCGTTTATGACTCCATTGGTGTTGGCGCTTCTGCTGGTGCTAAATTCTCGGAAATTAACGAAGACAGACGACGTGAAAATCCTTATTCACGACCAGTTAATTATCAACGCTTCAATGCTGGCGCTGGTGTGAACGAGCCAGATTCTGAATATAACGGCATTCCGAATAAAGACTTCTTTGCCAATCTGAAAGCCCAGGCATGGTGGCTGGTAGCTGATCGCTTTCGTAATACGTTCAACGCGGTGAAAAATGGAGAGGAATATCCTGTTGATGAGTTGATAAGTATCGATTCATCGTGCCCGCACCTGGAGAAACTAAAGCTTGAGCTGACGACCCCGCACCGAGACTTTGATCGTAACGGTAGGGTTATGGTTGAAAGCAAGAAAGATTTGGCTAAGCGCGATATCCCCTCACCTAACATTGCCGACGCTTTCATAATGGCGTTCGCGCCGACCGATACAACAATGGATATTTGGGAATTGCTCGGGAGGCAAGCCTGATGGCACGAAACAAGCAAGCCTCTCAGCGAACGGCGCAGGCCACCGCTGATGGCTATGAGAACTTTGTCGCCCGCGTGGGGATGCAGACGCCTAACCAGCACTCAGCATCGACCTACCGGGCGAACTTCACCAGCCGCAACCGCATGCTGGTGGAATGGTCATATCGCGGATCGTGGGTTATCGGCGAAGCGGTTGACGCTATCCCGGACGATATGACCCGCAAGGGGATTCGCATCACTTCGGAGATAGATGCCAAAGACCGTGGCACCCTCGAAGCGCAACTGGATGAGTTGCAGATCTGGGATGCGCTGAACGACGTGCTGAAATGGTCGCGTCTTTACGGCGGCGCGGTCGGCTTCATCATGATCGAGGGGCAAGCACCAATGACCCCGCTGCGACTCGAAACCATTGGCGAGGGCAAGTTTAAGGGCATTCTCCCGCTCGACCGCTGGATGATTAACCCGGTGCTGACCCGCCGCATTAAAGAAATGGGGCCGGATCTCGGCAAACCTGAGTTTTACGACGTGGTGACAACGGCAACGGGCATCCCGGCCTGGCGCATCCATCACAGCCGCCTGATTCGCTTCGACGGGGTGACGCTGCCATTCCAGCAGAAGATGACCGAAAACGAATGGGGAATGTCGGTTGTAGAGCGTATCTGGGATCGGCTTACTGCGTTCGACAGCGCCACTGTCGGCGCGGCGCAGCTGGTCTACAAAGCGCATCTGCGTACCTACAGCGTGGAGAAGCTGCGCGAGCTTATCGCGCTTGGCGGCCCGGCGTTCGAGGCGCTGCTAAAGAACATCGACCTGATCCGCCAGTTCCAGAGCAATGAAGGTATGACGCTCATGGACTCGCGGGATAAGTTCGAAACCCACCAGTACAGCTTCAGTGGTCTGGATGACATTCTTTCGCAGTTCGCTGAGCAGATCAGCGGTGCCGTTGGTATCCCGCTGGTACGCCTGTTCGGTCAATCCCCGAAAGGCTTCTCTACTGGTGATGCAGACCTCGCCAACTATTACGACCGGGTGAGTTCATTGCAGGAGCGCCGCTTACGGCTGCCGATGCGCCGGATACTGGACATTATGCACCGCTCGGAACTCGGTAAGCCGCTGCCGGACGATTTCACGTTTGAGTTTAACCCGCTATGGCAAATGTCAGACGTTGACCGATCAACGGTGGCCGTAAACACCACCAACGCGATCAGTACCGCGCTGGGCGACGGATTGATGACGCGTAAGGCGGCGATGACCGACCTGCGCGAAAACTCTGACGTCACCGGCATCGGGGCATCCATTACCGACGAGGATATCGAGAATGCCGAAGACGAAGCGCCGCCAGGCATCGGCGAACTTGGCGACAAACCGCCAGAGCCGCCAGGCGGAGATCCGATATCGAACGAGCCTACGGCAGATAGCGCGGGCGGTCGGGGATATCGTAAATGGTCGCTACGATGGTTCAAACGATAGCGTCACCGAAATAATGGATGCGCTGGAGCGCTACAGCGAAATCATCACCCCCTGGGCGACTAAGGTTGCTGAGAGTTTCACCGCCGACATTGCGCGCCAGAATGAAAAGCAGTGGCGTCAGCACAGTCGGAACATCAGCGCAGAACTACGCAACATGGTCGACCGCGCCCCGGTAGGCCAGGTGATGAAATCCATCGTCGCCGAGCAAATTAAGTACATCAAATCTCTGCCTCTTGAGGCCGCCGATCGGGTGTATGACATTCAGAACAAGGCCATCGAGGCTGTAGTAACTGGTGGCCGCGCTGAGCCATTCGCGAAAGAGATAGCTGCTTCCGGTGACGTGTCACGCTCACGAGCGAACCTTATCGCCCGGACTGAGCTTGGGCGCGCAACCGGTGCACTGGATCAGGCGCGTGCGCTGTCAATCGGCTCGAATGGTTATATCTGGCGTACAGCCGAAGATGGCGACGTCCGGCATTCTCATCGAGAGATGGAAGGGAAGTTTGTCGAATGGGGCCGACCTCCAACGCTTGACGGCATGACCGGTCACGCTGGCGAGCTCCCGAACTGCCGCTGTTACAAAGAAATCGTCTTCCCCAACCATCATTCTTATCTCGCCTGAATCGCAGGTAAACCATGAAATATTTTTTCAATACCCGGCTGGGGGAAACCCGTTATCAGCTGGCTGACGGCTCGCTGCTGTGCAAAGACGTGCCGATAGGTCGAACGGGTAAGCAGCTTTACGGCACTGCCGATCTGCCAAACCTCAAACCCGACAAGCTCGGCGAGATAGTCGTAACGCGCTCTCCTGATCAGGTATTCCATCCGGCCACGCTCGCCTCATTCGAAGGGATGAGCATCACGATCCTGCATCCTGAAGATGAAAACGGGAATGTGCGGCTGGTCAACCCCGAGAACTGGAAAGAGCTTGCGGTCGGGCATCTTCAGAACGTTCGGCGCGGGACTGGTGATCAGTCTGATTTGATGCTGGCTGACCTTATCGTCAAAGACGAAAGCGCCATTCAGCTGATCGAAGATGGTCTGCGCGAAGTGTCGTGCGGCTATGACGCTGAGTACGAGCAGACCGAACCCGGAAAAGCCGAGCAGGTCGATATTACCGGAAACCATGTGGCTCTTGTCCCTAAAGGCAGAGCCGGAAATCGTTGTGCAATTGGAGACAGAGACACAATGGCAAATCAAAAGAAAAGCTGGTGGACCCGCATGCGCACGGCCATCAAAACGGGTGACGCTGACACCATGAATGAACTGCTGGATTCTGCGCCAGCGGCGGTAACGGGTGACGAAGGGGATCTGCCGAGCGGCGTTAACCTCAACATTAACCTTTCACCGCAGCAACCATTACCGGACAAAAAGCCGGAAATGGGCGGAGAGCCAACCGGCGACGGCGAGGATGATATCAAAACATTGCTCAAAGCCCTGCTGGCTAAGCTGGAAGGAAATGCGACGGGCGATAATGACAATAAGCCTGGCGAAAATGATAACAAAAATCCGACCGGCGACGGCGAGGACGACGAAGAGGAAACCACGATTACCGGTGACTCTGCCTATCGTGCCGAGGTTATCGTCCCGGGTATCGATCTGAGCCGTAAGGTGAAACCGACCGCGTTCAAACGTGATGTGCTGGCTGCCGCTGACAAAACACTGGTTCGCCAGGTTGTCGGTGATGCTGATATCCGCAAATTGCCTAAGCAGTCGGTCGATATGGCATTTAACGCCGTGTCTGAGATTGCCAAAGGGCGAAACACCCGCAGCACCACGGGCGATGCACAACGTCCGAATATGGGCATGACCAGCATCGCTTCCCTGAACAAACAAAACGCCGACTTCTGGTCTAACCGCAAAGGATAATCCAATGACTGCATATCTGTACCGGATGCCTGTTGGCATTGCCGGGGCTATCTCTCGCCCGCAGGACTTAACCGTCGAACCGGTGATCCTTAAATCCGCTAACGCCTTCGCTGCTTATGGTCTGGCTGGCAAATACGACGCTGACGGCTTTTTCGTGCCGCTGGCGGACGGTGACACCGCCGACAAGGTGAAGGGTATCTACGTTCGTCCGTATCCGACCACGTCGCAGCCGGACATGGTTCGTCAGGTGGGGACGGATAAGAACTTCCCGGGCGACGCCATGAAACGTGGCTACATGACCGTTAACCTCGGATCTGGCTTCGATGCCAGCACCATCAAAAAAGGCGCGCCTGTCTACGTGGTTGTTTCGCTCGATTCGACCATTGGCGTGCCGCTGGGCGGCTTTATGTCCACGTCCGTCAGTGGCAAAAACGTGGCGCTGACCAACGCCGAATTCACAGGGGCCGGTGACGCTAACGGCAATGCAGAAATCTCCTGGAAGATTTAAGGAACAGACGAATGATTACTTTTGATCAGGCAACCGTTGATGGCTCTGGTGCCTTTCTTATCGGGGAGCTGGAGCGACTCGACCAGACGTTGAACCTGCCGCTGGTGGGTTATACCTGGACCCGAGATATTCAGCTGCGTGAAGACGTTTCTATCGCAGATGACATTTCCAGCTGGACTAATACCAGCTTTGGCGCTGCGGGTACTGGCGCAAATCCGAACGGTAAAAACTGGGTAGGCAAAGACTCCACTGCTATTGCTGGCGTGAACGTTGATATCGGCAAAGACGGCAATCCGCTGAACCTTTGGGGTATGGAACTGGGCTGGACCGTTGTAGAGCTGGCAGCAGCTCAGCAGGTAGGCCGCCCGATTGATACCCAGAAATACGACGGTATGCAGCTCAAATGGCAGATGGACAACGACGAGCAGGTTTACATCGGCGATGACGCGCTCGGCCTGAAAGGTCTGGCAAACCTCATCGGTGTGACGCTGAACAACGCGCCGAAGACCTGGGCGAACTCCACCAACGACGAGATCCTCGATAGCGTGAACAGCATTCTGTCGAATGCCTGGGCAGCATCCGGTTATTCTGTCGTGCCTTCAGATCTGCGCATTCCGCCAGAGCAGTATTCACTGCTGGCGAGCCGTAAGGTCTCCGAAGCGGGTAACCAGTCACTGCTGACCTATCTGGCCGTGAACACTATCGCTTTCCACCAGAACGGCGTTCCGCTGGAAATCAAAGCGGTCAAATGGCTGAAAGGGCGCGGGGTTGGCGGTAAAGACCGTATGGTCGCCTACACCAACGACAAGAAATACGTGCGCTATCCGCTGGTGCCGTTGCAGAGCGTTCCTGTCCAGTATCGCGGTCTGTACCAGATTGCGACCTACTACGGCAAGCTCGGTGCGGTTGAACCAGTGTACAAAGAAACCCTGTCCTACGTGGACGGTATCTGATAACCAGAACGGCCCCGAAAGGGGCCAGAAGGAAACTGAAAATGGCAAAAGAAAAGCTGGTTACCATCCATGTTCACACCCCGTTTACGCTGACGCTCGGCGATCAGTCAAAACAGGAGTTTGGCCGGGGACGGCATAACGTACCGGAAGAGGTCGCGTCGCACTGGTTTGCCCTGGCGCACTCTGAGCTTTCCGAAAGCGTGATTAGCGACACCGATGATCTGCAACCCATTATCGACGGCCTGCAAGCGCAGATTGCCGATAAAGATCAGCTGATTGCCGATCTGAAAGAAGCGCTGCTCAAGCTGCAGGAGCAGAACGACGGCCTGCAAGCGCAGATTGCTGCCGCCCAGACTGGCGGTAATGGGGCGAAAGATGTCAAAGAATCAAAGCCTGCCAACAGTAAGTGATTTTCGCCGCGACTTTCCGCAGTTTATTGACCCGGCAAAATATCCCGACCCCCAAATCGAGTTCCGTCTGAATCTGGCTGATGAACTGCTGAGCGAAAACGTCACCGGCAAAAAGTTGTTTCCGTACTTTGCCGAGTTGTTCGTGGCGCACTACATGACGCTCTGGGCGGCAGATAGCCGGGCGATGCTGGTTGGTGGCCCGGGTGGTTCAACCAATGGCGTGCAGTCCTCCAAGTCTGTTGACAAGGTTAGCGTCAGCTATGACACCAGCATGACACTCAATCCTGACGCAGGCTTCTGGAATAACACCCGATATGGCGCTGAATTTTATCAGCTGATCACGATGTTCGGTGCGGGCGGTCGCCAGCTATGAGTTTCAAAAGCGGTGTAACAACGAGGGTGGATAACGCTCAGGCCATTCTGGATGCGCTCAGGTCGCTAACCAAAAAGGATGTGCTGGTCGGCATCCCTTCGGAAGACAGCGAGCGTGAAGATGTTCCGTTTGGTAATGCCGGGATCGGCTATGTCAACGAATACGGCTCACCAGCGCAAAACATCCCCCCACGCCCGCACCTGATCCCCGGCGTTAAATCGGTAGAAGAACAGACAGTGCCGCAGCTCAAAGCAGCGGCGCAGGCTGCGCTTGATGGTAATGCGGATGGCGCTGAAAGAGCTCTCAACCAGGCGGGTACGCTGGCTGCTAACGGTGTCAGGCGTTACATGACCATTACCGGTTTTACGCCGCTTGCTGATAGCACCGTTGAAGCACGCGCGCGTCGCGGGCGTAAAGGGGCGAAAGCGGAGCTTGCCCGCCGCGCTGCCGGCGAGCCCCCCGGAACCGATCTGGTGAAACCGCTAATCGACACCGGGCAGTACCGCAGAGCCATTACCCACGTTGTGAGGGATAAAGATGCCGACTCTTGATGTAACAGATGTGCTTTTTGACCCCGATTTTTGCGACTTCAACCTGTGGGTAACGCGTCGCGCACAAACGGTGGACGAGGACGGGATCGGCAGCGACAGCGAAGTTAAAACGCAGTTTGCAGGGGTTGTTACCGTTGACCGCTCTCTTGAAAACCGCCGCATGCAGGCCGGGCAGGTTATCAGCGGGGCGATTTTAATCGTGACGACTGAGCGACTCACGCAGGGGCAGACTGGCCGTGATGCCGATATCGTGACGTATCAGAACCGGGATTATCGTGTGACGTTCGTCGACCCGTATACCGCTTACGGTGCTGGCTTCGTCCAGGCACATTGCGAACTGTTGCCGTTTGATGGGGGTACTCCCGTTGAGCAATAACACCAGCAAACAGCGCGGCTGGCTGACACCCACCAGCGGCGATCCGGATTATGACGAAGCGCTAGACAGGCTGTTAAGCCAGTGGATGCGCAACGTTTCCGGCTTGCCTGCTGGGATGGTTCGCCCGCGCTGGCAGAAAGATCAGCCGCCACTGCTGCCAGTTGAAACGAACTGGTGCGCGTTTGGCATCATCGAATGGACCATTGATAACAGCCCCGCATTCACTCAACAGACCGATACCGGAACACAGCTCTGGCGGCATGAGGATTTTGTCGCTATGGCGTCGTTCTACGGCCCGGGGGGGATGCAAATTGCTTCGCGATTCCGTGACGGAATATCGGTTGAGCAAAACAACGCCGAGCTGAACCAGTCGGATCTCTCGCTCGTTGACTATGGCGATATTGTCCCTTTCCCCGAGCTTATTAACCAACAGTGGGTGCGCCGTTACGACATGAAAGTGCGGCTGCGCCGGAAAGTGGTTCGAGAGTACAACATCCTGGCGCTGCAAGATGCGCCCGTTTCATTCTTCGGAGAGTAAATTATGCCGCAGGGATTACCTGTATCTAACGTCGTTAATGTCGACGTGATCATTGGGCCGCGTGCGGCTACTGGTCGAAATTTTGGTTCGCTGCTCATTCTCGGGAGCTCAACGGTTATCCCGGTTTCTGAGCGCATTCGCCTCTACTCATCCCCGGAAGATATCGGCACAGATTTCGGCGTGGATAGCCCAGAATATGAAGCCGCTACGGTGTATTTCTCACAGTCACCGAAACCTCAGCAGGTGTATGTCGGTCGCTGGGCTAAAACGCTGGTATCGGCTGAAAGCGGTTCGACGGAAAGCAGTTCGACGGAAACGCTGCTGCAGGCGGTGAACGCCGTTCTGAATTACACGAACTGGTACGGTCTGGCCGTGGCTGACGATGAAGATATTGACGATGCCGACTGGCTGAGCGTGGCCGCTGCGATCGAGGCCTCCAGTCTCAGCCGCATTCTGGCGATTACCACTGCAGAGCCTGAGACGGTAAACGCGACCTCCACTACCGACCTGGCTTATAAGCTGAAGGCGGCAAAATACGCTCGCACGTTTGTGCAGTATTCCACCAGCAGCAAGTACGCCGCACTGTCTGCATTTGGCCGCGCGTTCACGGTGAATTTCAACGGCAGCAACACCACCATTACCCTGAAATTCAAGCAGGAGCCGGGGATCACCTATGAAACCCTGACCACCAATCAGGCTGCGGCGCTGGATGCCAAAAACTGCAACGTATTTGTGTACTACCAGAACGATACGGCCATCCTGCAGCAGGGCGTAATGTCCAGCGGTGATTTCTTCGACGAACGCCACGGGCTCGACTGGCTACAGAACTACGTTCAGACCAACCTGTACAACCTGCTCTACACCAGCACAACCAAAGTCCCACAGACCGATGCTGGCGTTACGCGTCTGCTTTCCAATGTTGAGCAGTCGATGGATCAGTCCGTCACCAACGGGCTGGTGGCTGCTGGAGTATGGAACGGTGGCCCGATTGGGCAGCTGGATTCCGGCGACACGCTGACAAAAGGCTATTACGTCTACGCGCAGCCGATTTCAGAGCAGGCGCAGGCAGACCGTGAAGCACGTAAGGCACCGGTTATTCAGGTAGCCTGTAAGCTGGCGGGTGCGGTTCATTTCGCTGATGTGCAGATCAACGTCGTTCGCTAAGGAGAACATGAATGGCTACTTATTCTTTTATGGACGTCACGGCGTCCCTCTCCGGCCCGACCGGCGAGATTGATCTGGGCTACGGTTCCGCCAGTTCAGAGGAGGGGATCACCGTTGCAATGGGCGGCCCCAAAAATACCATGACCATCGGCGCTGACGGCGAAGTGATGCACAGCCTGCACGCGGATAAAAGCGGCACGGTAACCGTCAACCTGCTGAAGACCTCACCGACAAACAAAAAGCTGTCGCTGGCGTACAACGCGCAGAGTCAGTCCTCAGGAACCTGGGGAAACAACGTCATTGTGATCCGAAACAAGGTGAGCGGAGACATCATCACGGCGCGCAGCGTGGCGTTCCAGAAACAGCCGGATAACGCCAATGCTAAAGCCGGTAATACGATGCCCTGGGTGTTTGACTGCGGCAAAATCGACCAGGTTCTCGGAGAGTTTTAACAGATGGAATGCTCAATCAAAGGCCACGATTACCGCGTGGCAAAACTCAGCGTTTTTGATCAGCTGAAAGTGACCCGCAAACTGCTGCCGGTGCTGGCGGGCATGATGTCAGATTTCGGGAGCATTCGCTCCCTTCTGCCTGCTGATGGCAAAATCGACACCGTGAAATTCGATCAGCTGAAACCGGTGTTTGAAACCCTGCTCCCGCGCATCGCTGAGGAACTGTCTTCCCTGACTGAAGAAGATACCAACGCGATTATTCATCCGTGCCTGGCCGTGGTATCACGCAAGCACATGGACGGATGGACGCCGGTATTCAACAGCGGTCAGCTGATGTTCGATGATATCGACCTGCTGACCATGCTGCAGCTGGTGGCGCGGGTGGTCGCCGATTCGCTGGGAAATTTTTTGCCCGTGAGCCCTACCAGCGCGACGCCGGGCCAGCCTCAGGGTTAACCCTCAACAGCCTGCCTGACGGGCTGTCTTATCTCCTTGACCCGGTTGACGCCGGGTTAATCCCTTATTACGCGCTGAAGGATGGATCAGTTGATCTGTGCGATATCGCGCTGATGAATGACCACCTGGCCGTTAAGGCAGACAACCAGCGCCGTATTGAGAAATGGAGAGAGGATAATGAACGCTGAGACTATTAAAGATTTCCTCGTCTCGCTCGGTTTCGATATCGACGAAGCGGGTGCGTCAAAATTCGACTCAGTTCTCGCCGGTACGACCGCAAACGCCATCAAAATGGGGTTGGCCGTCGAAGGTGCCGCGCTTACCGTGGTGGCCTTTACGGCTAAGATCGCCTCCGGTCTGGATAATCTCTACTGGGCGTCACAGCGCACCGGCGCGACGGTTCAGGGGATTCAGTCTATTGGCTATGCGGTTTCGCAGGTGGGCGGCAGCGTGGACGCGGCGCGCACCTCTCTGGAAAGCCTCTCCCGGTTTGTTCGTAACAATCCCGGCGCGGAAGGCTTCCTGAATCGCCTGGGCGTACAGACCCGTGACGCCAGCGGCAACATGCGCGACATGGCCGCTATCTTTACGGGAGTCGGCCAGAAGCTCAGCAGCATGCCGTATTACCGGGCTAACCAGTATGCGCAGATGCTGGGCATTGACGAAAATACCCTCATGGCGATGCGCCGGGGTGTCGGCGGTTTCTCCGGGCAGTACAGCGCAATGGCGAAGGCTATCGGCTTCAATGCTGACGAGGCGGCCAGAAGCTCTAACAAATTCATGACCTCCCTGCGCGAGTTCGGCGCGATGGCAGGCATGGCCCGTGACAAAATCGGCTCTAATCTTGCTGGTGGTCTGGCGGGGTCGCTGGACACGCTACGCCGCCACATCCTGGATAACTTCCCGCGCATCGAGCAGACCCTGACGAAAGCCATAAAAGGCATTCTGGCGCTCGGGGACATTATCGGGCGGCTGTTCTTCAGACTTATTGAAGGGACATCCAGCCTTATCACCTGGTGGCAATCGCTGGATAAGCAAACGCGGGAGCTGATCTCGCTGTTTGGCGCGCTGACGATTGCGCTGCGCATTCTGAACAGTACGTTCTGGATGTCGCCGATTGGCCTCATTACCGCGCTGGCGGCGGGGATTGCCCTCCTGTGGGAAGACTATCAGACCTGGAAGGAGGGCGGCGACAGCCTTATCGACTGGGGCAAGTGGAAACCGGAAGTCGACGCCGCTCTGAAGATGGTTCGTGACCTTAAAACGACCGTTAACGACCTGGCGAAAGCGCTGGCGAAGCTGCTCAATATTGACCCCAAATCATGGTCCCTGAAGTGGGATTTCAGTAACTTCATCGACCAGATGGGCGAGTTCAGCAAAATGCTGAATATGATCGCCGACCTGCTCAACGCCATTAAAGATGGCCGCTGGGCTGATGCCGCCAGCATCGGCAAACAGATGCTCAATCAGGGCAGCGAAAATCCGTCAGCGATGCCAATGGTAACAGACAGCGCCAACGGTACCGCCGACTGGATTAAAGAGCACTGGGGATTCGATCCTCGCAGCGTGGGCCGAACGGTGCGCGGCTGGTTTGGTGATGATGAACCTGAACAGCTCGGCCAGTCAGTCAAGCGGCCACAGCCAACCAAAGCGGGCTCTGAACTGCTGGGTTGGATGCAGCCGATGCTAACCAACCTGGAGCAGCTCTATCGGCTTCCGGAAGGTTTGCTGCGCAGTGTGGCCATCACGGAATCGGGCGGTAATCAGTTCGCTGTTTCAGGCGCTGGCGCTAAAGGCCTGTTTCAGTTTATGGACGGCACGGCGCGCGACATGGGGCTGCGCGGGAATGATGTTTTCGACCCGGAGAAGGCCGCGCAGGCAGCCGCAAAGTATCTCTCACAAATGCTGCAGGCGAACGGCGGTGACCTGAGCAAGGCGCTGGCCTCTTATAACTGGGGGATCGGTAACGTGCAGAAGCACGGGATGGCCCTTATGCCTCAGGAAACCCGCAACTACATTCCGAAGGTGTTAAGCAACATGCCCGCGCCCGGTGCTCAGGTACAGCAACAGAACACCTATCACATCTACGGTGGTGGTGACCCGCGTTCTGTCGGTACCGAGGTCGAGCGTCGGCAGCAGTCGGCAAACGCCCAGGTCATGCGCGGTAATCAAACGAAGGTGGGTTAATGGATATTCTCTCTACGCTCTTTCAGCAGCAGAGCCGAAAAATAGGGATGATTGTCCCCAGCGTGGTTGTTTCTGAGAAGCATACCGACACGCTGGAGATCACAGAGCACCCTGTCGAGGTCGGGGCCGCCATCGCCGACCATGCCTACAAAAAACCGTCTGAAGTGGTGATGGAGGTCGGTTTCGCTGGTGGCGGATCGTTGCTGGACTTTGCCAGTAACCTGACGGCCACCAGTCTTCTCGGGCTGAGTCCCCAGCAGACGTATCAGGAGATACTTGACCTGCAGGCGAGCCGTATTCCTTTCGACGTGGTGACCGGCAAACGGCTGTATAGCAACATGCTGATCCGCGCGCTGGAAGTGACGACAGACAAGACAACCGAAAACGTCCTGTCCGCCGTCCTCACCCTGAGGGAGGTTCTTATCTCGCAGACTCAGCAGATCACCGTCGCGGATAAAACCAACATGAAGGACGGGGCCAGCACGTCGGCGGTACTGAATACCGGCAACAAAACCACAAAGCCGCCAAATACCTCGCTGCTGAAAAGCATCACGGGTAACGCGGCGTCATTACTGGGACTCGGCTAATGGCAATTCAGGAAATCCCGCTTACAGCGGATAACCAGCAATTCAGCATCATCCTGGCGGGGACCACTTGGCGGATTAGTATCACCTGGCGCGATATGTACTGGATTATGGACCTGCAGAACGACAGAGGGGAGCCGGTAATCTCCGGTATTCCTCTCGTCACGGGCGCTGACCTGCTGGCGCAGTACGCCTATATGGGGCTTGGCTTTAAGCTGGTGGTGGTCTGTGACGACAGCACACAGGATTATCCGACGAAAACCGACCTGGGCGGCCGCAGTCATTTACTGGTATCAATGGAGTAAGCATGTCACAGAACTGGATGAGACATTTCGAGCTGCAGCTCGTGGACGAGAACGGGCAGGGTATTGAGCTCAGCGATTTTAAAGTGACCTTTACGATCGACTGGTTCAACATCAGCAGCGCGTCCCGGGTGGGAACGTTCAAGATTTACAACCTGTCAGCCGATACGGTGAACCGCATCACCGGGCAGGAATTTTCGAAAGTGCGGCTGATTGCAGGTTACGACGGTATCGCGCCGGAGGTATCGGCAAGCGACGTCGGGACCGTGCGTGAAGTCGACGCGGCGGACGTGGGCCAGAGTGATGGCCGCAACTACGGGCTGATTTTCTGCGGCGAAATTCGCTACTCGGTCACTGGTAAAGACAGCCCTATTGATTCCTACGTCCTGATTCAGGCAGCCGATACGGATCTGGCTTTTGCCACCAGCATAACCTCGCAGACGCTGGCGGCCGGTTATACGGTCGCTGACGTGAACCGCGCGCTAATGAAAGACTTCGAGGCCAAAGGTGCTACCGAAGGTCTGACGCCTGAAATGCCTGCTACCGTCTTCCCCCGGGGCCGGGTGCTGTTCGGCATGACACGGCATCTTATGGATAACGTGGCCGGACAATGTGGGGCAACATGGCAATTCGTGGACGGTCAGCGCCAAATGGTGGCGAATAACGAGTATGTTCACGACGCGATTGTGCTCAACAGCGCCACCGGGCTGATCGGCATGCCGCAGCAGACCATCGGCAACGGCGTAAACGTCCGCGCGCTGATTAACCCGAACATCCGGGTTAACGGGCTCATTCAGCTGGATCAGGCTTCCGTGTATCGCACCGCACTGTCGAACAACGATATCGCTATGGCCGGTGGGCAGATCACCGACCAGAACACGGACGGAAATATCACGCTCAGCGGCACCACGGCGCAGCCTGCCAGCATCGCAACGGATGGCGTTTATATTGTGCGCGGGATTATGTACACTGGCGACACAAGGGGCCAGGCGTGGTACATGGATATGATGTGCGAAGCGCGTGGCGCGGCGGACCTCCGTTCGTCGTCGTCTTTACAGCGGGAAGGATAAGAATGAAAAAGTTGATTGTTATCGGACTCTGTTTCCTGCCTGGGTTAGCTTTTGCTGCAAATCCCGGCGGCATCACATTGCAATGTGGTGGTTACAAATTGGAGTTGGTTCCTGACTCATTGTTCAGGATTAATGGTGAGACTGTTACCTCCCAGAAAATCAAAACTCTCGGTAATGGAAACGGTATGAAGGCAGACATGGGGCTTATGCCTGCTAAAGATGGCAACAATTATGGCTTTGAATACATTCGCCGTCCGGGTACCGAAACGCGATTCCTGAATGTCCAACTGCTGCAGAACAGCATGGACGCGCCAAAAATCATTGGTTCTTTCCCGTGTAAGAAGGTCGCTGATTAATTAACGGTGGTTGTGATGAATAAAGTTACCTGCGATACAGTGCAAATTTGCGATGGAATCCATTGTAAAGATTGTGGCTGGCCCATTATTCATGCATGCGTAAATTGGGATTCAGATATTTTTCCAACCGCCGAACATCTGAAGAATCATCCAGATGATGGGTTCGCTGATTGGTGGGGGTATTGTTCAAACAAAGCCTGTAAAAACCACCATGGTGAATCATGGGGGCAAGCTGGACTTAGCTTTTCTGAGCCTGATTAAAATAACCTTCTTAAACAGACCCGCCACCCGGCGGGTTTTTTGCTTTCTGGAGCCAACCAAATGGCCGTATCTGACCAGACCCGCAGCGGCGACCTTGCCGAAACATTCAAATCTGAGCGGGAAACCACAAAAAACCAGATCCGCGTCGCTTTGCCTGGCATCGTCCAGTCATTCGATCCTGACGCGGTGACGGCGGTTGTGCAGCCTGCTATCCGTTCGGTTGAAACTGATAACGACGGGAACCGTATTACCAAAAATTACCCGCTGCTGGTGGATGTGCCAGTGGTGTTTCCGCGCGGCGGCGGCTGCACGCTAACGTTCCCGGTGAAAGCCGGTGATGAATGCCTGGTGATTTTCGCCGATCGCTGCATCGATTTCTGGTGGCAGAACGGCGGGGTACAGGAGCCTGTCGACGACCGGGTGCATGATTTATCGGATGCTTTCTGTATCGTCGGGCCGCAGTCTCAGGCGCAGAAAATAAGCGGAATAAGCACCAGTGGCGCGCAGCTACGTACTGATGATGGCGCTGCATTTGTGGAAGTGGCCGCAGGACATAACATCACGGTAAAAACCCCCGGCGCGCTGACGGCGACAGCAGAAGGAGGAACCACGATCACATCACCCACCATCACGCTAAACGGTAACGTGACAATAAACGGGAATCTCTCTCAGGGCATGGGCGAAGGAGGCGGTACCGCGACGATGCTAGGCCCTGTCACGGTGACTAACGATGTAAAAGCTGGTGGTAAGAGCCTGATGACGCATACGCACGGCGGTGTACAGACCGGTGGCGGTAATACAGGAGCGCCTAACTGATGCGATACAGACGTGAAGATGCCGACGGTGATTACACCTTTGGCAGCGGCGATGATACCTGGCTGATTAACTCTCCGGAGGCAGTGGAGCAGGCCGTGAAAACGCGATTCGAATTATGGTACGGGCAATGGTTCCTCGACACCACCGAAGGGACACCGTGGATTCAGTCCGTACTCGGTAAGCAGAAGCCGGAAACCTATAACCTGGCGATCCGTAAGCGCATCCTCGAAACGCGGGGCGTTAAATCCATCCTCTCTTTCAATACGACAGTGAACACGACGACGCGCCGCGTCCAGTTCTTCGCTGAAATCGACACTATCTACGGAACAACGACAGTAACCAGCGAGGCATAAATGGCCCTCAATTTGGACACACTCGGCTTATCGGCAACGGTAACCGCTGAGGGGATCAGCGCGCCTGATTACCAGACGATACTCGATACCCTGACAAGCTATTTCCAGCAGATTTACGGCAGTGACGCTTATCTGGAGCCGGACAGCAAAGACGGTCAGATGGTGGCGCTGGTGGCTCTGGCTATTCACGATGCCAACAACACGGCCATCTCCGTTTATAACTGCTTCTCACCTGCTACGGGTTACGGTGCAGCACTGACGAGTAACGTAAAAATTAACGGTATCGCGCGCCGGGGAGCGACGAACTCTACCGTGGATCTGCTTCTGACCGGTACCGCCGGGACATCCATCACAAACGGGACCGTGAAAGACACGAATAACGTGATCTGGCGGCTTCCTGCCTCGGTGACAATCGGTGTCGGCGGTACCGTGACGGTAACTGCAACCTGTTCAAACAGCGGAGCGGTTGCGGCGCTGGCCGGGACAATTACCACTATCAACACGCCGACCCGTGGCTGGGCTTCAGTAACCAACCCGGCGGCGGCCACCGTAGGCGCACCGGCTGAAACGGACGCAGAGCTGCGCATCAGGCAGGGGCAAAGCGTAGCGCTACCATCCCTCACACCGTTTGAAGGTGTCGACGGTGCGATCGCCAACGTTGCAGGCGTGACGCGTCACAAGCTCTACGAGAATGATACTGGTGCAACCGACAGCAACGGGCTGCCGCCTCATTCCATTTCTGCCATCGTCGATGGAGGGGATGTTACCGAAATAGCCCAGACAATCCGGGGAAACAAAGGGCAGGGAACGGCAACTTACGGGACAACTTCTGTCACGGTACCGGACACCTACGGCAATCCACACGTGATCAGCTTTTCTCGGTCTATTGATGTGCCAATTTATGGACATATCACCCTGAAAGCATTCAACGGCTACACGTCGCAAATTGGCGTACAGATTCAGCAGGCTGTCGCGGATTACATCAACGGGCTGACGATCGGCGACGATGTGCTGCTGAGCAGGATTTATTCTCCGGCGAACCTCGGCGTAGTGAGTGGCGGCAATGCACGCTACTACGACATACAGGAGCTGCTGATTGGCAAATCAGCCGGTAGCGTCGCGGCGGCAAACATCATCATCGCCTACAACGAATCCGCGTCGTGTAAACCCGAAAACATTGTTCTAACGGTGACGTCATGAGCAAGTACACGGACTTAATCACCAACTATCACGCCACGAAGCCAAAATTCTTTGATCACGTTGACCTGAGCACGCGGCCACTGATTGATATCACTACCGCCACCCGGGGGCTGGTAAGCGCTTTCGACATTGATACCGCTGTCGGCGTCCAGCTCGATACGCTCGGCCTCTGGATTGGCCGTAGTCGCATAGTAAGCCAGCCGATAAGCGGCGTTTATTTCAGTTGGGACACCGACGGGCTCGGATATGACCAGGGCGTGTGGCAAGGCCCGTATGATCCAGATGCGGGCTACACCACTCTGAGTGATGAGACATACCGCATCGTTCTTAAGGCAAAAATCGCCATCAACAACTGGGATGGCCGCAATGATTCGCTGCCACCCATCCTTGACGCTGCGACCGCAGGCTCTGGCCTGAAGATGCAAATCGTCGACAACCAGGACATGACGATCTCGGTCTGGGTTTTTCCAGAGACTGATATTTCTGATGTGTCTCTCGAACTGATCGCTGCTATCAAACAGGGCTATCTCACCGTTAAAGCAGCTGGCGTATGGGCCGGTGACGTTGAAACGCCCTCGGTAGAAGCACCATCCGAGGGTTCTAAATTCTTTGGTTTTGATATGGATAACGAATACATCGGCGGGTTCGATGTTGGAGCATGGGGGACAATACTCTAATGGCAACAAATAACTTTAAAGCGTTCGCGCTTGATCCTAACGCTAACGTCACATCACAGGCAGACTGGGAATCAATTCCCGCTCTGCTCTCTGGGTTCACGGCGGGCAAAGCATCCAGTGCACAGGTAAACAAAGCAATTCGTCAGGCCAGTTTTATCGCTGCGGCAGTTGCTCAGTATGTAGTAAACAAAACTAATCAGGATGTCCTGGATAACGGGAATGTTAACGGCTTTATTAATCAGCTTATCGCAGCACTAGCAGAAAGCCCCAACTTTACAGGTGTGCCAACAGTACCAGATACTCATACCGGGAATTATGGTGAGCAAGCTGCAAACACAAAATTTGTTCGTGATGTGGTAAATGAGCTTATTGATAATGCTCCTGACGGACTGAATACATTAAGAGAACTGGCAGCCGCAATTAATAATGACCCATCGTTTTATTCATCAGTTAATAATGCCCTCTCAGGGAAATTAGCCAAAAGCCAGAACGGTGCTGATATACCTGATGCAGCAACATTCAGAGCGAATATCGGTGTGAAGTCTGCGGGCGTGCGGGATGTAGGAACCGGGGCGAATCAGATACCAGATATGTCATCATTTGGGATATCCACATCCGTAAACGGATGGTGCAAGCTACCCAACGGTCTAATTATTCAATGGGGAAAGGCGGGACCACTTACACCATCATTGCCGGATAACTCCGTCAACTTCAATATTACATTCCCAAATGCATGCCTGTTTATTACGGAGCATGACCAGGGCACATCCCCTATAATGAGCATGATCCAATTGGGATATATAACCACAACAGGTTTTGCGGCATACAATCTGGGGCAACTAAATCGGAACATACCTTCTGGTTTGCAACCTGTGGTCTCATCATATGTACAATGGATCGCAATAGGATATTGAAATGGGAAATTACTTTTATAGTGCAAAGAAAAACGCGTTTTACCCTGTGTCTCTGGAGGATGCCTATCGCGATGCAAACTCCTGGCCTGAGGATGGCGTAGAGGTTGATGATTCCGTTTATCTTGAATACTCAGCAACGCCACCTGAGGGTAAGGTTAGGGTGGCAAAAGACGGAATGCCGTCGTGGGCTGATATTCCACCGCCAACGCATGAAGAACTTGTTGCCTCTGCCAATGCTGAAAAACAAAAGAGGATTGACCAAGCTAACGACTTTATGAACAGTAAGCAGTGGCCCGGGAAGGCAGCAATGGCGCGACTGAAAGATTCAGAGAAGGAACAGTATAACGCGTGGCTTGATTATCTGGATGAACTGGAAGTGGTTGATACCTCAACTGCACCAGATATCACCTGGCCTACGCCACCAGCGGCTTAGTCTCATTTTGGCGATGTGCCAGATTTGTGTCATACATGGTAAATCGCCTTCCTCTTTCTTACATCATGTGCCATTGAGTTGCCTGATGTGAATGCGGCAATGTGTATGTAAAACAGTTAGTTAAATGTGATTCTACTAATTCGTAATGCGAAGGTCGTAGGTTCGACTCCTATTATCGGCACCATCTCAACTTCCCCAAACGTCCGTATTCATTCATAAATACCCTGATTTATAACGATTTTACCGCTTTTTAGTCCATCATTGTCCGTAACCATCCAGTAGAATCCGATACTGAATGTGTATAGGATTGTGTATATGTTCCTGTTCGGTCTTGGATTCCTATACACATGCCTTTAAACGATATGCAGATTCGCCGCGCTAAGCCTGAAGATAAACCCTATACGCTTGGGGATGGGCAAGGCTTGTCATTGCTTATAGAACCTAATGGAAGCAAGAGCTGGCGGTTCCGTTATCGCTATGCTGGTAAACCCAAAATGATCTCGCTTGGTGTTTACCCAACGATCACCCTTGCCGATGCTCGTTCCCGTCGTGATGAAGCTCGAAAACTTGTGGCAGAAGGAAAGAACCCTAGTGAGGTTCGAAAAGAGCAAAAGCTGGCTCTGCAAACAGAGTCAGAGAACGCCTTCGAAAAGATAGCCAGAGAGTGGCATCAACTTAAGTCTGCTAAATGGTCGGCGGGATATGCATCAGACATCATGGAAGCGTTTCAGAACGACATTTTCCCCTATGTGGGTACGAGACCAGTAGGCGAAATTAAACCGCTAGAACTGCTTAATGTGCTACGTAAAATCGAAAAGCGCGGTGCATTAGAGAAAATGCGCAAAGTTCGACAACGATGCTCAGAAGTTTTTCGCTATGCCATTGCTACTGGAAGGGCAGAGTTTAACCCTGCAGCGGATCTTTCAAGCGCCCTCGATGTACACCAATCAAATCACTTCCCGTTCCTAAAGGCTGATGAGATACCTGATTTCCTCCGCGCCTTAAACAGTTACACCGGAAGTCGGCTTGTTTTGATTGCCACTAAATTACTCATGATTACGGGTGTTAGAACCATCGAATTACGTGCGGCCTTATGGTCTGAATTTGATCTGGATAACGCTATTTGGGAAATTCCCGCTGAAAGGATGAAAATGCGCAGGTCACATCTTGTGCCATTGTCTACTCAGGCGTTAGGTTTACTCAATGAACTCAAGATCATGACAGGGAACTATCGTTATGTTTTTCCGGGGCGGAATGATCCGAACAAGCCTATGAGTGAGGCGAGTATTAACCAAGTTATCAAGCGTATTGGTTATGGTGGAAAACTTACTGGCCATGGATTTCGACATTCCTTATCTACTATCCTCCATGAAAAAGGATATGATTCGGCTTGGATAGAAATACAGCTTGCTCATATAGATAAGAATAATATTAGAGGGACATATAACCATGCCCAATATATTGATAAGCGCCGGGCTATGATGCAGTGGTATTCAAATTACGTTTTAATGAATGGATGATTATGAAAATATACACTATGCAATACAAGCAATCGAAGGTGACTTTGGCTATGTTGGAGATAATAAAAATTAATCAGTAAAAAATGGGCTAATGGATTTAATCGCATTAGCCCTGTCTATATTAAATTCGCTAAGAAGGGATGATATTACATGCTACGGGGCCTGCATAATTGAAACCTATATTAAATTTCAACCTGTCGCCTGCTTTCAATGCCTCCCAAAGATCGTTTTGTACCTCAGAGCGAGGGAAAAAAATATCCTTTCCACTTCCATCGACTGTCACAAACCCAAATCCACTATTAACCCCTTTCAAACTCCCTCTGAAAATAGTTGCACAGATTTGTCCACCTATATAATCTCTGATTTTAAATCGATCATCTTTTGATATTCTAGCGGTGCGGAGATAATCGAAAATATCAGCAGATAAAGAAGTATCTTTGATATCATTTGACTCATATGCGAAACGTGCAAACCAGAATTGCGCTTGAAAATTCTGGTCGTTTGGAGTAAACGCCCTTCTATAATAATAAATTAACGAAGCTCTTTTCGAGGGATCCATTATTCTGAGAAGCTCAGCATATTGGTAATTCAATCGGTGATCGCTTCTTCTTCTTTCTAAAGCCTGTGTAAGTACCTTTGAGGCTTCGTTAAAATCACCTTTATCAATATAAATTTTTGAGAGTCGTATTGCGATAAAAGGATCTCTGGAGTTATCATTAAAAGCAGAAATAAGTGAACTTAAAATTCTTCCATCATCATTCATAATCCCAGCAAACCTAGCCTCTAGGTTAGAAAGCATTGTTTCGTCTGGATATTTTTGCTTGCTAATAGTAATTTCTTCCTCAATCCTTCGAATAAGATCATCTATAACTTTACCAGAAACATTGTCATCCTTCATATTATCTTCAAAGTTATCGATAGACAACTCTAAAAGAGTTGTAGAAATATATGGGCTTCCACCCCAACGTCTTTGTGCTTCCTGTAATAAATGACGAGCCTCTCCACGAAACTTTATCCTGTCATAGGCTTCATTGCTATTATTGGCTTTATCTCGCCATACAGTAGCCATTGTATGAATTATGCTACTATCATAAGGTGCTTTTTCCTTAGCACTTTCTAGCAATTCGATTGCAAGTGATAAATTCCCATTTGGCCGTATTCTTTCAAAGTTTGCCATTTGTTGCAGCAAATACGGGTCTTCTCCGATAGTTTTCAAAGCCTGTTGATAAATACCATTTACGTCTTGATAGTCAGGAAAAATCTCATGGAGTGATTTTGCGCGCATAAACTGTCTGAATGAAATCCGATCAGATTCAAACGCAATATTTATTTTATCTAATATTTGGGTATATTCATTATATTTTTCCAAAGTACTACCGAATGCACGATTAAATACAATCTCTGCTATTTCGGCATGTCGAGCTCTGTAATGGTAATCATCATTTCCTTCAGAATCCCATAAAACTATCTTTTCTAGTGGAGTAAAGAATTGTTGTTTGAAATCTGAAAAGTTAATGCCAAAAATCCTTGCGATTAGACCGGCTCTAACCGGGACACGTAATCTGTTTAACGTACATATTGTACGATAGATTGTTCTTGCCTGAATAGGATATATGGATTCATATTCATTAAAGATAATATCTTCAAACGGCTCACCCATAGTTGCTTCGTGTAAAGCAACTAATAATTGCCGTTCTGAATTAACAATAAATTCTTGTATGCGCTCAGCTTTAGTTTTATTTATAAGATTAGGGCCCAAGCAATCATGAATCTCTAGTTTTTCTACTAAACTAGCTACCTCGAACTCACTCAGGTTACGCAATGAATATACTTCAGTAATTGATTCCTTAAGTAAATCGCAACGTTGGCTCCATTCATTATATCTTTCTGCAGTTATGATTGTTATTTTTAACTCGAGTTTTACAGCGCTATTAATAAGCGCAGCCATCTTGTTTGCGTGCAATGACGCGTCATCCCAAAAGATAAATATCCTTTCATTAGTTTTTTCTATTATTTCTTTAATAATTTCGACGGTTAAATTATCTCCGTTGTTGACCCAGAGCGCACATCCGAAATCCATAACTCGCATTTCCCAAGCAACTTGCCTGAGGAAAACCGTTTTCCCTGAACCTGCTTCGCCTTTAAGTAAAATTAACTCTGTAATATCACTTCTCTCAGTTTCAGGCTTTAATATTATTTCTTCTAAGAAACGGTCTAACAACGTTCTTTTAATGGCTAATTCTGCACTTTGTGCATACCAACCTAAATCTGACCCTTTGTAAAATTCCTTAGGGTTGAAATGTTCTACATTCATGTCAGAATGTATATATTGTATACTGTCAGTAAGTATCCTGTTTAGCTCTTCTGATGGGGGGGCACTAGTTACAAATATTTTTTGAATCGCGTTATTCGATATTGGAGTAATAAGATAGTTAAATCTTTCAGATAAAGGAATTAAATCATTCACTTTCCTTAAAAAATCTTCAAACGTAAAATCTAATGCATTTATTTTTTTTGAAGCCCACAAATTAATTTCTGGATCCTTAATGCCTGGTTTTAATAGATAATGTCTCTGCCCCTGAGGAACATTGTTATTAACCATTGATATAATATGTCTTATATTGGCATCTTGTAAACTATGTCCTATAAATACAATGCTATACTCTATTGCTAATTCATATAAATATTTAAATAGTAAATTTCTATTCTTTTCATATTCATTAAATTGTTCCACCGTTAAAATAAGTGGCAAATCGGGATCTCTAGTTCTGGTAATGCATCCATGCAGCTTTACAAAATTCAGTATATCGGTAGTTTTCTCTCCCTCCTGAAATCCATCACTATTAGATAAATGAATGGAGAGTGTTTGATTTGTTTTTTTTGTTTCGTAACAAAACTCTATCATTCGATCATAATTGGTGGAGAAAATTGCTTTCCATTGAAAATCTGGGATGATTTTATGGAAATCATTAACCTCAAGATCTTCAAATATTTCTCGTATAAACTCCTGAACATCAATGATACCATGCTCTGAAATTGCGAGGTCTGCAATTTGAGTTAGTGACTCATATTTATAATCACCATTAAGAAACCGATCAGATATTAGATTTCCTAAATCATTCCCTTTGGGGACATCAAACTTTTTTAATTTTGCGCCAATCAAAGCTCCAGATCCTAGAAATAGTACAACTCTTCCTCTTTTTATTTTATCAATGAGTGTCTGCGGTAGACTCATACTAAATCCTCTTTATACAATGATGTCTCAATAGAAGTGTTAATTTATATAAGTAATATCACAATGGGATGCAGGTCAACCACTTTGATTATGTTTCTGAACATAAGATATATTATTTATTGTGATATTAATTTATTTTTAATAACTTTTTGATATATAAGTGTTTTGCAATGTATGCCTTGTACAATATATTTAAAAAACTCATTTTTCTTACGCCATGCATAAAACAAAAAGCCCGAAGGCAATAAAACTGATTTCACTACTCCATTGATTTAACACTTGATGTCTGATGCGAGGTTATTAATACAGAAAATTTGAATTTAATTCTATTCATGCGCGCAATGCTCTCCCCGCCACGCCTGCCCGCTTAAGGGGCCGCTTTTAATGCAGGTGCAAAGGTGGCCTCAGGCCGCGCCGGGACTGACGCTGGTCGGGAGTACAGGAACGGGAAAACGCATGCAAAACCATGCACCTTATGGATGCATGGCTTAATTCGGGATAAATGACGGGATTTACAGGGATTTTTTGACAGGTTACTGCGCGGCCAGCCCGGCGCGTCGACGGGTGTAAATCATGTTCTGTACAGGGGTGAATTTTTCACGATTATCATCCCGCGAGGGCGCGTCAGGCCTGTATCCGATGGCCGTTAAAATGTCGTTATCCTGTGCCGAATAATTAATTTCATTTTCAGCGGTCAGCCAGACGGAAAGAGCTTCTCTCAGGTAAGAGGCTGAACGGTCAAGCGCACGGTTTTTTATCATCGTGGGCTGGTTCTTAATTCCCATCAGCTCGGGTGCCAGTGTGGCGACCAGCTCTGCGCCGTTCTGCTGCATAAAATCGTGCAGCCGGTTACGGATGCTGATGCGCTGCACTTCCTCATGCGAGGAAATGTAGCGACCGGCGGCCTGATTAACCTCCCATTTTTTTACGTCAATCAGGTCACGCAGCGCCTGTAATCTGCGGGAGCCTGATGCGTTGTCATCCAGCAATAATGCCTGATATTCCTGCACTGCGGCGGCCAGTTCGGCTTTACGGTTCAGCCATGCGGTCTTGTTCGTCTGACAGGCCTCAAACGCCTGCTGTAAGCTCAGGGTGGTCACGGATTGTCTCTCCTGATTAATGGCGGAACGGTGAGCTGTAACAGCCTTTCACCTGACGTGGCGCTGTGGGTGCTGTCGGCACCGGCGCGGGTTTCTCATCGACGACCGGCGAGCGTATCACTTCAAAAATCGACTCATGCGTTTTAAATGTCGCCGAGCAGTGCACATTCTGGCACTGCAGGTAACTCTCTTTAACGCTCTCGGACATATAGCGGCTGGTGCGAACATGAGCCGCCGTGCGGCAGAAAGGACAACGCATCATGACAGTAGCCCCCGTGCTTTCAGGTCGGCTTCACGTTCCCGCATTTTTTCCTGCCAGACTTTCCGCTTAACAGGAGTGGCCGCAACGTCATGCTCCATATGCGGCAGCGTGGAGGCCGACAGACCTGTTTTAAACAGCACGGGTTCATCAGTCAGACGGATATTGCAGCCCCTCACCGCCTGCTCAAGCCACGTTTTCACCTGCTGCATAACGGCCTGCTCAGGCTCGACATAGCCCTGATGCCCGATGGTGTTGGCAAGCGGATTTTCTTTAACCAGTATGCTGAGTTTCATTGCTCTGACGAGGGCACCGCAGCTTTCACGCAGGGCAGCATCGAGTTCATGCTCTGCATACTGACTGAGGACGCTGTGATGTGCCTGACGGTATGCTCTGGCCGTGCGGTCACAGTCTCCTTTAAGGTTGTCCAGCTCGAAAGACAGCACCTCAGCCATGTTGTCACATTCCAGCGCCAGCTCTCGCCGTGCCACGCGAGCAATATGGCGTTGTTTCAGTTCGTCGGTAATGACAGCACCACCGGCACGAAAGGCGGTGCGCCATGCGCCGGAATCATTGCCGTTTTCCTGCTCCAGTTCATTTTTTTGCGATTGCACCTGGCTGATGGCCGTCGTGGTTTCGTCCATGCGCCGGGCATTGGTAAGATGCGCTTCTCTGGCCGTTTCGAGGCGTTCTATTGAGGGTTTAAGGTAGTCGGGAATAACAGCGGTCTGAGTCATGTCGGGTCTCCTCTTCGTTTCAATCTGAGGAGATTCTGCCGTGCCAGACACAACAACACGATTCATTGCCGTTGTGGCAAAAATGGCACAAACAGTGAATCGCCACGGATAA